TCGTACAGTGTTTAAACTGTTGGTCAGAAGGAGAGATTGATGAAAAAATTTGGGCTAGGGATTATACTCCTATTATTCCTGATGAGTTGCAGTCAACACAAAAAGACGATTGACAAAGTTTGGTTTGATCCGGTCAAAGGTCTTTTTAGGATAACGTACGGTATTAGTAAGTGAAGTTTATGAAATTGATAGACAGAATAAATCAAGCGGCAAACGAGTATAACAAAACAAAAGACGAGAAGCACAAGAAAGAGTGGTACAAATTAATTAAGGAGTACGCTAGACTATATGCGATCGTTAAATGATGAGTAAAGTTAATTTTTATATTACATACTATTCTAAATCAGATGGTAAGAAAGTTAAAAGACCTTACAATCCGCATCATGAAATGCAACACGAGTTTATTGCAAAGAGCACCGGCAACCTGTGTAAAAGATATTGGGATGATAGCAAGAATGATTTGAGAACGGCTAACGCACCATGGACCATTGAACCTAGAAATGCCAAGAACAAATAAATCTATAAAAGATGGTAAAAAAGAAAAAATATTTAAACTTAGATCTTATGGATATTCTTACGGGCAAATACAAAAGGCTACTGGATTCAGTAAATCGGCTATCGCGTATCATCTTGGCGACGGACAAAAAGAAAAATGTCTTGAACGTAACAAGAAATTACAACAAGGTGTGTTTAGAAAAACAAGAGACTTCATTAGTTCTAGTCGAGGTCAAAGAGGTGAGTACAAAGATAATAAAGTTACTAGGATTAGTAGCATTAGAAAAAAAGCTAGAATATTTATGTACGGCCACAAAGGAAAAAGAAAAGGAACATACTATATGCACAAAAATAAACTAACATATCAAGGTGGTAAAGTTTGGGATTACCTAGACAGAATATGGCCAGGTATATCTTTAAAGGATATGAAAGTACAGGCTGTCAATCAGTGGACAGGTGAACCTGATTTTGAAGATGGTAAACCTATAATGTATCCTATGGTAAGATGTAAACTATCAGATCAAGTTGTAGATGCAGAGATGAGTGATATACACTGTGATCACATTGATGGTAACAGATTGAACAATCACCCAAGTAATTTTAGTTTTGTTACAAGAAGATTTAACGCCATGAAAGAACAAGATAACTACGATCAATTATACGACAACTGTAAAAAATTTATTAAAATGTATGACCGAGTTAGGGGTACATGTCCTGCAGAATTGCGTTCCTCTGGACCTAAGCAACGACCTGAAAGGGTAGCGACGAAGCTCGGCGTTAGTGGAGAGAGTCCCAGACGTGGAGTCTCCACTGACGATAATGTATTTAACGATAAGACAGTAAGCGATGATTATAAAAGCGGCGGTGCATACAAAGCAATGTTGGGTTTGTTTGCTGACCATGTAAGTGAAGAAGAATACCTAGAGCACTGCGGAAGATTTTTTAAAGGAGACAATGAAAACAATACCTGATGCGATAGACGATATACTTTGGTACATCAAGCGAGTGCGAGATGTGTACTATAGATTCTTTGAATATTTTGGTAGTAAGATGAATGGCTATGGCTGGAGAAAGCGATGGGCTAACAGAGAGAAAGGAACAGGATATGGAAGAACAAGACACTAATGTAAATATATACAACTGGGGACCATGCCTCATGAAGTGTACGATTACGAATGAATTAAAAGAATTATTATTAAGCGAGGCCAAAGTTGGCTATGATTACAAGAGCAAATTAGCAGGAATCATAGAGAATGAAACAGGGTACACGGATCAATCTAAAGACAAGCTTTTGCCACATTTGTCTAAGTGTTTTGGTCTATATGATCAAGCCCAAGAGTTTTATAAACGAGAGAAGTTTAAACAAAAGCCAGAGTATATTATGTCTGCTCTTTGGATTAATTATCAAAAGCAGCACGAGTTTAACCCACCTCACGATCATGATGGTGCGATATCCTTTGTGATCTATTTACAGATCCCAGATGAGTTGAAGAAGGAGAACGAGGCCTATGTCGGTAAGTCCGGTGGTCCTGGTGGTATACAGTTTTTCTACGGCGATGGGACGAGAGATGCTATTACGTACATGTCTCATTTTCCGAAAGAAAGAGATATGTTTATCTTTCCAGCGTGGTTAAAACACTGGGTTAATCCTTTTAAATCAGATTGTACTAGAATTAGTGTGTCAGGTAATATACATGATTCGGCTAAGATAAATAATATAAAATTAGATGATTATAAAAAAAATAATAGTAAGACTTAGAATGTGGTACGCTGATATACGTGGACATCACGGTAAACGTTGGGACTATGAGCCAGGTGACTGGTACATGGGCCGACATCGAAATAAGAAATGAACTGCTGGCATTGTGGTACAGAACTAATATGGGGTGGAGACCACGACATTGATGAAGAGAACGATACGTACCAGATGGTGACTAATTTATCGTGTCCCAAGTGCCATAGTGCAGTTGACGTATACTATCCTAATGAAGAGACGATGAAAGAATATGATAAAGCTAAATAACAAATACACCTATGTTCAAGGTACACGGTTCCTGGACCACGGCGCACGGAACTATGATGTTGCGGGATACAGACTACCGTCTGTCACAACTATCTTGGGTAAGACTAAAGATGACACGTTCCTAAAAGATTGGATTAAGAAGAAAGGTAAGGCTGAAGCAGAGAGAATAAAAGTTGCTAGTGCTACACGTGGAACATCAATGCACAAGTATCTGGAGAACTATGTATTGGGTAAAGGATATGAAGATCTAACTGAACTTGGACAAGAGACGAAACGTATGGCTGAGAAGGTCATAGAGGTGGGTCTAGCGCCCGTTAGTGAATATTTTGGGTCGGAGGTTACGTTATACTATCCGGGCCTTTACGCAGGCTCTACAGACTTAGTTGGTATACACAACGACAAGGAAACTGTAATAGATTTTAAACAATCCAATAGACCAAAGAGAGAAGAATGGATTGGAGATTATAAATTGCAGGCTGCAGCATATGCCATGGCGCATGATCAAGTACACGGCTCTAACATTGAACAATGTGTAATTATGGTATGTACTCCTGACCTATATTACCAAGAATTCAAGATTGACGGGCTTAATTTACGTAAGGCAAAACACGATTTTTTAAAACGGTTAGATTATTATCATGAATTAATAAGGGATGAAAAGGAGGTAGCAAATGGCTCATAAAGTTGTATACGACGCTTTAATGAAAAGATATGAAGCAGATATTGCTGACGCCAGTGCAAAGATAACTATCTTAATGACTGACACTAGGATCATACCAGAGCATATAAATATTACAGGTGAGATCGATAAGTTGTTAGGCAAAATAGAAGACGCAGAGTCAAAGATGGCTATATTGCAGCGAGTTTATGGCGTAAATGTGGCAATAAACTAGACACTATAGTAATTATTTTCATAAATTTTTTATTTTTCAAAAAAATTTTAACGATGTAAA